GCATCGGGTGAAATGGAAGAGGGGATGATGTAATGGACTACGGCAAGCGACCAGACGGTAGCCCAAAGGGCAAAGGATTCTTCGGTGAAATCCCCCGCCCAGACGGCAATGTGATGACCGAGGTTAGCATTGGCGTAGGCTTAAACGGCAAGGAAACGCTGATCCCCTTGATCGTCCCAACACTTACCAAGCAAGAGTTGGATTACTTGCGTAAGAGCAATGTCGATTCACCTGACTTTATGAAGAACATACCGCCATCGATTATCGATAAGGCGGTTGATTATGCGGCAGGGAGAGTCAAGCAGAACAAATCTCCCTTTGCTGATTCCACGGAGAAGTTTAGTTTGCCAACAAAATAGGGAGAGTTATGGCTGGGTGGGATGATTTAGAAGCAATTCCTACAGTCGATGCGGCTGAAGTTATATCAAAAAGAGAAGAACTAGACCGCTTAGTGCAGCGTGTGTTTGGCACTGAAGACGGTAAAAAATTGCTGCAATGGATGCGAGAGGCTTACCTTGAGAATCCATCGTGGCAACCCGGTGCGGATAACAGTTATGGCTACTGGCGCGAAGGTCAGAACGCCGTTATCCGCGATCTTGAAGCTCGAATAAGGAGAGCCCTGCAATGACAGACACAGCAGATACTGGTGGCCTTCTCGCCGGCGAATCGATTGATTCCGCTGACGAGGCGACAACCCCGGAGGCTGGTGTAAGTGTTCCACATATTGACCAACCAACATCCCAAAACCTGTCCGCTGAGATCGATGACGATCCACTAGAGCGGCCAGACTATTGGCCCGAGAAGTTCTGGGTCAAAGACAAGAACGAACCCGACCTCGAAGGGCTGGCGAAATCCTATTCGGAACTGGAGAAAAAGTTTCGTGCAGGAAAGCACAAGGCTCCTGAAGGCGGTAAATACGATACTTCCGTGCTGGGCGAAGACATCTCCGATGATCCTTTGGCAAGTGCTTATGTGGGCTGGGCTTCAAAATACGGTCTAAGCCAAGAAGCATTTGACGAAATGGCAAGTCAGTTTGGCGAGATCATGGGCGCTCAGTCCGAGATGACCCAGCAAAGTGCCGAGCGGGAACGAGCATTACTGGGTCCTAAAGCCGATGCCATCATCCAAGGCCATGCCCAGTGGGCAAGAGGGCTGGTGCAAAAAGGTATCTGGTCTGCGGACGACTTCGACGAGTTTAAGGTCTGGGGCGGCACAGCCAAAGGTCTTAACGCTTTGACAAAACTTCGGGAGGCCTATGAGGGCCGAGTTCCTGTAGAATCCGTTCCTCTTGAGGGTGCGCCTAGTAAGGACGAACTCTACGAGATGGTAGGTCGCCCAGAGTACAAGACCGATCCACAATATCGGCGCAAAGTCGAAAAGCTTTTTCAGCAGGCGTTTGGCAGCTAACCTCCTCCTTCGTGGAGACTTCCCCGCTTCGGCGGGGTTTTTTATTTGCAATTTCCAAAAATGTAGTGTATAAGCTTGTCACAAGGACAACCCTCGTGGCCCTTTATGGAGGTGAACCTTCCCGCATCGGCGTGGCGTAAACGCAAGTCGCGGCCCAGTAAATCTGGATAACCAAGGCAAAGAGTGTTTTTTTAACTTTTTGACGAGGTAATAATATGGCAATCTCAGTATCTAATGCCTTTGTTACCCTGTTCGATGCCGAAGTTAAGCAGGCTTATCAAGCTGAGTCGGTCCTGCGTAACACGGTTCGTCTTCGTGCAGGTGTAGAGGCTGCAACCCACAAGTTCCCGAAAATCGGCAAGGGCGTTGCAACAGTTCGCGTTCCGCAAACTGATGTTACTCCGCTGAATGTTACTTACTCGCAGGTAACAGTTACTCTCAGCGACTACATCGCTGCTGAGTATTCGGACATTTTCAACCAAGCTAAGATCAACTTTGACGAGCGTCAAGAACTCGTTCAAGTTGTGTCGAAGTCGATTGCTCGTCGTCAAGACCAGCTTATCATCGATGCTCTGACAAACTCCAGCACTGGCTTGACCGTTGCTTCCAGCGTGGGTGGTGCAAACACCAACCTGAATCTGGACAAGCTGCTGTCGGCTAAGAAGCAGTTGGATGCCAAGAACGTCCCACCGACTGATCGCTTTATCGTTATCCATGCCAACAACCTCGCGTCGTTGCTGGACGAGACAGAAGTGAAATCGTCTGACTTCAACACCGTCAAAGCACTGGTGGCTGGTCAGCTTGATACCTATCTGGGCTTCAAGTTCATCACCATTGGCGACCGCGACGAAGGTGGTCTTGCAATTTCGTCGGGTGATCGCAAGGTCTATGCGTTCCACAAGCAAGCAGTTGGTATGGCTGAAGGCATGGGCCTGACCACTCGCATCGATTACATCCCAGAGAAGACTTCGTATCTGGTTGCTTCGATGTTCTCGGCTGGTGCTGTGGCTATCGACGCTGAAGGCATCGTGGAAATCACCTGCGATGAAAACGGCGCGTAAAGGAGGATAATCATGGCATTTTCAGCAACTGGCTTTACTGCCTACTCCACGTCAAAGCGTGGCAATGCGCCTTCGATGTATGCTTACAAGACAACCGATGCAATTGCGGATGTCAATACATCTGGGTATTTCAACTCACTATCAAGCACCCTTGAAGTGGGCGACATCATTCACTGCGTGACTTCGACCGGCACGACCGCCGTCGTCACTCTGGTGTATGTCGTTTCCAACGCAAGCGGCGTTGTTGACGTAACCGACGGCACCACGCTGTCGGCTACCGACGGCGATTAAGTCGTCATCATTGAAGTGTCGGGGGCTGGTCTCTTTTAAGGGATCGGCCCCTTCTCACATTAAGAGGTTTACATGGCAGCAGGCGATACATCAATTCGAATCTGTTCTGATGCGTTACTGCTGATCGGAGCAAAACCTATTTCGTCGTTCAGTGAAGGTACAGACGCAGCCAACATTTGCGACCGTATCTATCCCAACGTCCGCGATTCACTGCTACAGCAGTATCCGTGGGCCTTTTCATTTAAAAAAGTCTCACTATCCCAGATTCTTACTACCCCAATCAATGAATGGCGGTACGCTTATCAGCTTCCTGCGGATCGTATTGGCCCACCCCGTGCTGCATTTACCAGCACCGCTGTCGGTGAGCGCCCGTTCCAGCAATGGGAGCTTTATGAAGACAAGCTATTAACTAACTCGACAACAATAGTTGTTGACTATCAGTTCTCGGTACCTGAAAACAAAATGCCGGTGTACTTCGTTCAGTTGCTGAAGTACATGATGGCATGGCACTTGGCAGAGCCGCTGACCGATCAGGCCAGCAAGGCACAGTATTGGCAAGGTGTTGCGGTTGGCGCTCCGTCTGAGAATGGCCGTGGTGGCTACTTCCGGATTGCTGCCAACATTGAAGGCCAAGGCCAGCCACCGCAGTCGATTGAAGATTACAGCCTAATTGCTGTGAGGTATTGATGACACGCTTCATCAACATTCAGACCAACTTTACTTCGGGTGAGATTGACCCGTTGCTCCGTGCGCGTATTGACCTAAAGCAATACGAGAATGCCTGCGAGAAGTTGACGAATGTTATTGTGCAGCCACAGGGCGGTGTAAAGCGTCGTTCAGGCTTAAAGTACATTGCAGAGATTTCCAATGCCTCGTCTGGCGCACGGTTAGTTCCGTTTGAGTTCTCGGTAACAGACAGCTATATGCTGTGCTTTACCAATAACCAGATGGCTGTCTTTAAGGATGGCGTACTGATTACGAACATCAATGCGTCTGGCAACGATTATCTAAGCACCAGTGGCGTTGGCCTGACAGGTTCTCGTTTAAACACCATCTGCTACACGCAGTCAGCAGATACCATGATTATTGTCCACCCGGACGTTGCCCCAGTTAAATTAGTGCGTGGTGCCAATGATGCGTCTTGGACAATATCTACGATCACTTTTGATTCGATCCCGTTTTACGCATTTACTCAGACCTTTACGAATCCTGCTGCGACGCTTACCCCTGATAAGACTTCTGGGACGGTTAAGGTTACGGCATCCGCTTCGGTGTTTACGTCTGGCAGCGTCGGGCAATACATCAATGCTACGCCGCAGGGACGGTTAAGGATAACGTCCTATGATTCTGGCACGGTGGTACGCGGAATTACTGAGATTCCCTTCTTTGATACAAACGCCATTGCCAGTGGTTCATGGGAAGTCGAAGGCGGCTACGAAGCTGTTTGGTCTAGCACTAAGGGCTGGCCGAGAACCGTCACCTTCCACGAAGGACGATTGTACTTTGGCGGCAGTAAGTCCAGAGTGTCAACGATCTGGGGCAGCAAGGTAGGTTTGTTCTTCGACTTTAGACCGGACAGTGGATATGAAGACGATGCGCTTGAGGCAACTCTGGACACGAACCAGCTTAATACCATCGTTGATCTTATTTCAGCTCGTGATCTTCAAGTGTTTACTACTGGTGCTGAGTTCTATGTGCCGCAGTCTGGTTTGGACCCTATCACGCCGACCAACTTCTTTGTCAAAGGCGCAAGTAAGAACGGAGCAAAAGAAGGTGTCCGAGTTCAGCAGCTTGACGGCAGTACCATCTACCTACAGCGCCAAGGCAAATCGCTTAACGAATTCCTCTACACGGATACCGAAGCGACTTATGTAACGCAGCGCGTATCGCTGTTATCTTCGCACTTGATGAAGAACCCAAAGCGTCTTGCTTTGCGGAAAGCAACGTCTACCGATGAAGGTGACTTGCTGCTGATACCGAATGTAAGTGATGGCACAATGGCGGCTTACACGGTGCTAAGAAGCCAACAGATTGTTGCTGCCACAGAGTTTACAACCGACGGGACGTTTGAAGAAGTCGGCGTAGATGTAACTGATATTTATGTACTTGTGAAACGAGTTATTGGTGGAACGAATCGTTACTTTGTTGAGCTGTTTACCGATGGTACTTTCACCGATTGTAACAAGACTGGTGGTGCTGGTTCTGGTGCTTCAGGCCTGCCGCTTAATGGCAAGACTGTTAATGTCATAGCCGATGGCGTTGTGCTGGAGAACGAGGTGGTGGCAAGTGGTGCGGTGACATTTGAACGCCCAGCTGCAACTAGCTACGAGGTTGGCTTGCCGTTTACCACTCGCGTCAAGACCATGCCTGTCGAGGTGAAGACAACGGCTGGCGTTAGAACATCATTCAAGAAACGCATTGTTGAAGTCAATGCGATTGTTTACGAGACACAGCACTTTGTTATCAACGACAAGCTGGTGACGTTTAAGAAGTTTGGTGAAGACATTCTTGACCAACCTGAACCGTCATATACTGGCATCAAGGAACTTGAGGGCATCCTTGGCTACACCAGAGAAGCATACGTCGATGTCACGCAGACTTTGCCGCTGAAGATGACATTGCTTGGTCTTGAATATAAAGTGTCTACTTACGCGGGGACATAATGCAGGCTATTCCTTATATTTTTGCCGCAGTTGCCGCTGGCTCCAAGATTTATGGTGGCATCCAGCAGCAGAAAATGTACAACTTTCAGGCCGAGCAGACTCGCCTGCAAGGTGAACGAGAGGCTCTTAAAGGCCGCATTACTGCGCTGAACTACAACAATCAGGCATTGGACATTCTGAAGAACCAGCGCCGTTTCTACGCTGCGGTCAACGCTCGTGCAGCGGCTGGTGGCGTACTAAGCCAAGAAGGTTCTGCGGCAGAAGTTGCATTCCAGCAAGGTGTGCAGTCTAGCCGTGACTTTGATATTTCACGCGAGAACGCGATCCAATCACTGAATGCTGGCCTAGAGGCACAACTGGCTTCTGGCGTACAGGCAGACATCTACCGCTCGGCTGGTAAGGCAGCGATGACCTCGGCATTGTTCGATGCTGCGATTGGTTCCGTCTTTGCGTTCAAGGCAGGTAAAGATTTAATGACACCTTCCTCTGGCGGTGGCAGTCCGTTTGCGCCGATTGAAGAGCGCAGCATTGGCTACGGAATGGAATCTTGACATGGCCGAATTACCTAAAGTACAAGCCGCCAATGTACAACGTGCAGCACTTGCTGACGTTCCTTCTTTGCGTTTTGAAGACTTAGCAGTCACTGCCAGAGCTGGCGGCAACATTGGTGATGCACTTGATCGGATGTCGCAGTCCTTGCTTAAAGCGCAAGAGGAAGATGTTCGCCGTAAGGCAGCAGAGTATGCGATTGAAAGGCCGCTGACCCCAGAACAATGGCGTGACATTCGCCGCGATCCTAAAGAGCTAGACAAGTATTTCAAAGGTCAGGGTAAGGTTTTCAAAGAAACCTACATGGCAGCGCAGGCATCTCAGCTAAGTTCCGAGTTGACGGTCCGGCTTGAGAACCAGTTTGACCTGTTAAAGAAAAAGCTTGAGCTAGGCGAGATTACCGAGCAACAGGCTGTGGCTACGGTGCGTGATGCAATTGATGGTGCTATGCCTGTCGTTGCGTCTATGAGTCCAGAAGTCGGCTTAAAGTTCAAAGCCAATGTGGCTATGCGCGGATCGTCTGTGTACGAGAAAGCCGTGCAGATGACGGCAAGACGCACTAAGACGACTGATGAAATTGTATTGAAGCAATATATTGATACGTTCCCAGACCAGATTGATTTTCAAATCAGCAAGCTAATTGGAAGCGGTGCGTCTGTTGACATGAAGCAGATTGAGTCTGTTGTATTAAGAGACCCTGCCATGTTTGCCGCAAAGCATGGTGATGAAAATACATTCTTTACGCCTGCAAGAAAAGCTTTCCGAGCTGCTATTACCGCAAGAATCAAGGATGCTGTCAACTCGCCTGCTGCTTTGGATAATCCACAGATTGTTCAGAAAGCATTGGAAAGTGGACAGTTCAATATCAAGGTCAATGTTGCTGGCAATGAGGTGCCGATTGACTTGCAGGCTGAGTGGAACTATCTAAACGACGAAGAGAAGAACGCTGTCCGTGCAGAGTTCAATGCTGGATTCAATGCGCGTTATAACTTAATTACCAAAAGCCGTGAGATTGATAAGTTGACTTCATCTCGGGCGGTCATTGAAGTTGCTGAAGGATTAAAAAGCAAGTTGCTGGCTTTGGATGCCAATGATCCGGGCGTGAGTGAAGCAGGCATCTCTGAGTTCTTGGCTGGGAAAGCCAAAGAATTTAATAGTACGGCTTCGGCTGTCAATTCTCCTGAGATTACCAAAGCTGCATCGGACGGCCTGATGGTCGTTTATAAGCAGTTTATCTCTGACTTTGTACAAACAAAGATGACACCGGACCAGCAGAAGAGTCTGGTGCTTGGTCAGGCTGCTACTGGCGACAACTCTAAGTCGATCAACTACATCTTCCAGTCTGCTGATCTGGCTACCAAGGTTGAACTTCAGAAACATCTGCGTGAG